CGTCAGGTCTGGTTTGGTCAAGAGTTACATCACCTCAAAATTAGAACTAGGTATGTAATGTACAATCATGTAGAATGTGACCTTCCTTCTTTGAGTAGGAAGACTATTGACGGAGTGAGATACTACAATGTGAATGATAGACCGATGGTGTCCATCACCTCGGTCACTTCTCATTTTAACAAACATATATTTATTGATTGGAGGAAAAGAGTAGGCAACGAAGAAGCAGATAGAATTACAAAGAGAGCAACCTCTAGAGGAACCAAGGTACACACTCTGATTGAGAATCATTTACTAAACAAAGATGTGGTATTGGATAACCCAAGCAGTAAGATGCTTTTTACTCAATCAAAAAAATTGTTACAAAATATAAATAATATTTACGCTTTAGAAAAAAGTTTATACAGTAACCAATTAGGTGTTGCTGGAACTGTTGATTGCATAGCAGAGTACAATGGTGAACTGTCAATCATTGACTTCAAAACTGCTGCGAAACCTAAACCAAGAGAGTGGATAGAGAATTATTTTGTACAAGCAGCAGCATATGCTTGTATGTTCTACGAAATTACAAACATACCTGTAAAGAAACTTGTTATTCTCATGACGTGTGAGAATGGAGAGGTGACGGTTTACGAAGAGTATGATAAAATGAAATATATGAGATTATTAGTCAAGTACATCGAAAAATTTGTGGAGGACAAATTAAATGGCAACCAAAAATGAAATGAGAGCAGTTCTAAAGAACAAGTTCTTATGTCAAGACAAGTTTACAAATGATATTGAGAACCTAGTGCAAAACAATCTCGATATGAATTACATTGAGGCAATCTGTCATTACTGTGAACAAAATAGTATTGAGATTGAATCTGTATCTAAACTCATCACTAAACCTATGAAGGAAAAATTGAAGGGTAACGCTATGAATCTAAATTATTTGAAAAGAACTTCTAGAGCGAAGTTTCTTGCTATTTGAGGAGCAATCCATTGCCTACATTGACACCATTTGATACCTACAAAGAGTACCTTGCGTACAAAAATCACTTCACTAAAGAGAAGTATGACTACCAAAAATATGGTGGTAAGTCAAGAGCAAAAATAGATTCCTTTTACAAAAGAAAGGATAGGTATTTCTTTGAAAAAATGTCGAGAAAATATAAAGATCCTGAGATCAAGAATTTTTTTCTTGCAAATTTTGTAGACACAGATAATCCACAAGGATTATGGATAGGTAACATCATTAGGTCTGGTGAAACTGTTTATAAAGAGTGGCAAAAAAGAAATGAAAGTTTATTCTACCACTTCAAACAAAAGTCAGAAGAATTTTTAGATCAATATACATATGATGAATTTTTTGATGCATCAAATGGTCATCCACCTATACTGAAAGAGCATCTAGCAGGTAATATAAGTGCGGAAGAGATGTGTGTTTATGAAAAACTTTTTGGGTATTGTAAGGACTATGATAGACAATTGAAAGATCCTGTGTGGAAAGTTGTTGGTATGAAGATAAGGAAGTATATACCATTTCTAAATATTGACAAAGACAAATATAGACAGTATCTTATGAATAAAATCAAGGAGAAACATGAGTAAATTTTTTGAGTCTGATCAAGTGAAGACAGAGATGGATGAGATTACATCTCTTCAAAAAGAATTGTATGATGTCATACTCAAGTTTCCTATGATGAGTAACGAAGCGAAGTCTGATCATATTGATACGGTCAAAGAATTACTTGATCGCCAACAGATTATGTGGACGAGACTCACCCTGTCTGAGGATAAAGAAGCAAAGAAAATGAAAGATTATATTGTATCTCATGCTAAAGAATTAGGTTTTGGTGATGCAGATATGTCAACTATATTCAGTAACATGAAACAAACTTTAGAACAAGTACAAAAAAACCTCAAGTAATGTCTTATTTGGTACATCCCTTACCTTTACAACAGGTGTTTGTAAAGAAAGAATTTTTATACGATCACCAGAAAGGTCATGGTGAATTAACACCAGGTTTATGGATCTCAGTCCGAAGTATACAATCAAAAGCATTATACTTTGAGACATTATTGACAGACTATGGTGCTCTCTTTGATAAATTACCAATCAGTGCATTTGTATGGAAAGAAGACTTTGATAAAGATAATCAATTACCCCTTGACGTATTGCAATTATGGGATTGTTTTGATTACAATATTACTGTCATTCAAAAACCTATGCTAGGTAGATGCCAATTCTTTGGTAAGGATAGGAAGATGCATCCTGGTGAGTATGAATTTACAATAGATACTGCACATCCCGATAGATCAGTGCTCGATGTCAATTTTTCTGAACATGATCCAGAACACAAGACATTCAATGTTATTGCGTTAGACAACGGTCAATTTGCTGCACAACCTAATAATAGAACCATATTTTTTGACAATAGTTTAGTCAACAATGATAATCTAAAGACACCAGACTTCAAAGTATGCACACAGAATTATGCAGTTGAAACAGAACCTAAGTGGTGGTCTGTAGGTCACACAGATGAGTGGGCATACAAAACCAAAGATGAAGAGGATGAGAATATACTTTGATGGTTGCTCAAAAACTGGAGGATATTCTCTCTCTGGTCGAGTAGATAGAAGATACCCTAAGTTATTATGTGAGAAATTTAATGCTGAAGAGTACAATATTGCTCAAAGAAGTGGTAGTAATAAAAGATTGGTAAGAAATTTATTAGAACATGATTTATCTAAATTTGATTTGTTTGTCATTCAAATGACAAAGAGAAAAAGACTTGAGTATTATGATAAAAAATCAAAGGGGTGGGTTTCAATAGGGTATAGAAACACCACTCTACCTCCAAAAGTAACGGGACTATCACATGATATACCTATAGATTATGTTGAGATGAGAGATGAAAATGAAAGAGACGTATCTTTTCATACAATATGGCGTGGTGATGTCATTAGTTTGAATGATGTACGTAGACTTGGACGTGGTACAGATAAAGAAGTATACAAAATAAATGAAGTAAGTACTGACAAAAAAAATTTGATAAAATATTATCTTCATTATTATAGAAATGTATATACTGAGGAGCAGGGCAAGATTGATGAGCAAATGTGTTTCTCAACTATGAAATCAATTCTCAAAAATTATAAACATATAATCATTTACATGCATTCTGATAATAAAACTTATGTGCCAGTAGATTTACAGTATAAAAAAGGTAAAGACTATGAGAGTGGATGGTATATGGGTTCTGATACTCATAAAATAATTTTAGATGACATCTTAAGATTGCTATGAAGATTTATTTTGACGGTGGATCTGATATGAATGGTGCTGAATTAGGCACGGTCTGGGAAGACAGAGAGCGACTTAGATTTTCACGTTTGATTTGCGATCACTTTGGCACGAAGGAATATAATATATCACACGGTGGATGTGGAAATCATCGTATTGTAAGACAACTCTTACTAAACAAGAGACACATATCAAAATTCGATTACGCTGTCATACAAATGACACCTAGATGGAGGACGGAGTATCATAACGGTAAGAGATGGGAGAGAGTCATGGTGCCAAGTAAAAAATGCAAACCATCAAGTAAGATGTGGTTACAAAATACTCTAGCATCACAAAAAACAGATGTAGAATTTTGGAAAAATTATTTTACAATTCATAGTGATGAATTTTTCTTGAGTAATGAGAAAATGTATCAGGTTGCTATACAAAGTCATTGTAAAGCATATAATGTGCCATTGATAATGTTGGGTAGAGCACAGTCATCTGACTTAGATTTTGATTTTTGTTTTGATGAATCATGGATATCAAAAGCACCTGATGGTCATCCTAATGAAGAGGGTCACAAACAAATAGCAGATAGGATTATCAGCATGTTGACAACGCATAAATAATAGTTTATACTACACTTGCGTATGCAAGGTGT